ACTGACTACCCAGAGATTGCCGAATCAATCGGGCTAATTTCTGAAGTCTTTGGCAAGCCAGAACTGGTGCTGATTAAAGATCAGGATGAAGTCATCTTAGACAGCAGGACATATGATCCATTACATGATTCAAATAAACGGCGCAGACAAGCGTGAGATCGCTGTTAATGCTGTTTCTAAGGCTCCTGACGGGCTGATAATGATATTGAAGGACTCTACACGCAGTCTGGAACAAAACGCCAAATTCCACGCCTTGTGTAGCGATGCAGCAAAGACCATGACCTACATTGGAAGGAAGCTAACGCTAGATCAATGGAAGGTCTTGTTTATCTCAGGTCATGCCATAGCCACCAAGATCGGCGCAGACATGGTTCCCGGCCTTGAGGGTGAGTTTGTTAACCTTCGCGAATCAAGCGCACAGATGGGCGTGAAACGCATGACTAGCTTGATTGAATACACACAGGCATATATGGATCAGCATGAAGAATAAAAGCTATCTCGGTTGGGTTGCCCAGCAAAATTGCGTATTATGCGGGGCCGTTGGCGTTCACTGTCACCATATTCGGGAAGGGCAGGGAATGTCTCAACGCGCATCTGATTACCTTGCGATTCCGCTATGCCCAGACTGTCACCAAGGCCCACAAGGTCTGCATGGGGACAGGTCATTGTTTATGGTCTACAAGGTAACTGAACTCGATTTACTTGCTAGGACAATCAAACTGCTACATGAGAGCCGCCAGAGCCGATAGAAACCAGCCAGAGATAGTTGCCGAGTTCAGGAGCCTTGGCTGGACAGTGGCTCATACGCACATGGTAGGCGGTGGATTTCCTGACATTGTTTGCTCAAAAGGCGGCATTACCTTGCTGGTTGAGATTAAAGACGGATCAAAGCCACCATCAGCACGAAAGCTGACCGACAAAGAGCAAGAATTCCATTCAACGTGGCAAGGACATCTGGCAATCATTGCAACGCCAGAGGATGTCTTTGCTATCCACAGATCACTTTTTTTGGTGTAACCAATGAACTTTCAAGAATTCCAGAGGCTGGCAATCAGAACTGCAAAGCCATTGCCATTCCGCGAGAACTTGCGCCATGTCACCTATGGCGTGACTGGTGAAGCAGGCGAGTTTGCTGATGCCGTAAAGAAGTTCGACATCTACGGGCAGGATCTGAACAAAGACAACGCCAAAGAGGAACTGGGTGACCTTCTCTGGTACATCGCCCTTGGCGCTGAGACTCTAGGGACGGACATGGAGGAACTGGCCGCATACTGTATCGAGAAGCTGAAGAAGCGTTATCCCGACCAGTACAGCGACCAGTTAGCAGAGGCAAGACTAGATAAAGCTAATCCACAATGACCAGATTCATTTCTGGGTACTGGTCAATCGTATTGCCAAAAGCACCATCTAGCTGCCAGTTAAGGATCTCGCCATAGCTGGTAACGCCATACACAATATGGCTTTTCTTGGCGTAGGAGAAAACGTGCAGATGTTTCACTTCTACGCCGCCTTGAGTCTCTACCTTGCAGCCACCAAGGGCCAGATAAATGTCGAACTTTCTCATTTGTGTGTCCTGTTAAAGAGGCCATCCGTGCCGTGGTTAATTAAGCCGCAATGCGCGGCTTGTTGGCTTTCCAGAAGGCTGAATCATGTCTACGCAGCATTTCCAAAACTGTACGATCTAGTTCGTAGCCAGTCAGCGAACTAACAAAGTATTTTTTGACAAAGGCTTCAGCTTTTTCCTTTAGTTCGTCGCTAATGTTGTTCTGTACAAACACATATTTGACGGTTGGACCAGCTTTGTAGTTGTCATAAACGTAACAGTCCGTCATGCCATCAAAATGACCAGCTACAAACTGGTCACAAAATGATTCGATGCGCTCTACCGTGATCGGAAGTTCGTCATTAAGGCTCACCCTGATGCTGTTGCCTCCTGCGTAGTTTTCAGAGGTAACGCTGGCCTTAATGCCATGTTTGCGAAGTTCTTTGCGGATCATTGATGCTGCGATGGCTGCTTGTGTTTTCATGATTGTCTCTCCGGGTAAAGGCGGGGGCCGAAGCCCCCGATTTGTTATGCCAGTTTTGCGATTCTTTCTTTTGCATTGCTGTAAGCCCATGCAGTAGCAGATTCTTGTGAACTGAACTTTTTGCTGCTTTGAGTAGCTCCAAATGCTACCCATTCGTTTTTGATAAAACGTGCATTTTGTACGCAAGCTCTAAAATCGATTCCGTTGTCTATCAAAATCACCAGATAGCCAATCTTTCTTCCTTTGTAGTCAAACTTTGTTGATTCAATTGCTGTTTCAAATCTTTCGCCGTATGCCTGTGTGTTCATGGTGGTCTCTCCTGTAAGCCTTGGCGGGATTGCCTTGGTGTAGATGTATTGTAAAAGAAATTTTACAACCATGTAAAGCATTTTGATAAATTTTTTTTCAGGGTTTACAAGTGCTTGATGTATAAATAGAATTTCCATGTCGGTGTCAGACCCGATATGAAAGCCTTGTTGATTGCTACTATCCCGCCCCAAAGCCTTTGTTGCAGGGGGTCTGACCGGGGCGGTAGCAACCAACAGGGCTTTTTTATTGGCTATCAATCCGTCTAGGTTCATTTGCGGTACGTCGGTGGGATGAACTGAATGAAGGCAGATCACACGGTGAGATGCCTGTTCCCTTACACGAGCAAGACAAAGGGGAAGCGGAGGGCTGAGACTAGATCCGGTTGGTAGTCAGGTGAACTGCGACTGCATTGGGAAACCATGCTCTGGTAAACAACCTGAGATAAGTCTGGTCAAGGTTAAGCGATGGAACGGCTCCGTTTGGCTTAATACAGCGTTACCGTGGCTAGTCTGCGGTAAAGGCTAGGTTTGCTCAAAAACTCACCATTTGGCTTAAACATGAACAATCTAGGTAAATACTGGAAGCCACAAGAGAAAAAGCCATTAAGCAAGAAGGCATTTAAGAAGATGAAAGCAAGGCATAAGAAGAAAGACCACCAGCCAATGCCGACATACAACAATGACTGGATAAGCCACTGGAGAACGCTTTGACAACAGGAATGAAATTCGACAATGACAAGCCAAGACTGGATCTGCTCCTAGACTTCGGCAAAGCATTAGAGGAAATCGGCAAGGTAGCAACGTTCGGAGCCAACAAGTACGCACCCGGAAACTGGTTGCTGGTACAGGATGCCAAAAGCCGATACCAAGCTGCACTGCTTAGACATCTATTCCAGTCCAACACGGCAGAGAAAGATCCAGAAACAGATCTAGACCACCTTGCCCACGTTGCATGGAACGCACTGGCTGTACTGGAACTAAAACTGAGGCAGATTGACAGACAGAAGCCAGTAGAATCAAAATAGATTTACAGGCAACACAGGACAAGCCATTGAAACACAACATTGAGTATCTGAAGCTGGACAAGCTGTCAGCATACGAAACAAATTCCAGAACCCACTCTGATGACCAGATAGATCAGATTGCGGCATCAATTACAGAGTTCGGGTTTACCAACCCAATTCTGATAGACGAAAACAACGTCATTATCGCTGGTCATGGCCGCTTAGAGGCCGCGAAACAGCTAAAGCTAGATGAAGCCCCATGTTTGCGCTTATCGCATCTCTCAGAGGCTCAGAAAAAGGCTTACGTTATTGCTGATAACAAGTTGGCTCTGAATGCTGGATGGGATGATGACTTGCTGCGACAAGAGGTAATAGACCTAGAAGACCAAGAATTCGAGATTGGGTTGCTTGGATTCGCTCCGCATGAACTGCAAGCATTGCTGGACACTCCTGACTTTGACCCAGCATCAGAAGATGACCAAGGCAAATTAGACCAGCTTGAACCAAAGTGGGTTGCCTGTCCGCATTGTGGAAAGGAGTTTGATCTGCGTGAGCAAGGCTGAGCTAAAGATAGATTGGGCAAGCCATGAAGCAGCCAAATATGCATGTGAACACTGGCATTACAGCAAATGCCTGCCAGTTGGAAAACTGGTTAAGGTAGGTGCATGGGAGAATGGCAAATACATTGGCGTTGTGCTGTTTGGCAGAGGCGCAAACAGGAACATGGGATCTAAGTTTGGATTAGGCCAAGACAAATGCGTAGAACTGGTTAGGGTTGCCTTAACAAAGCACATATCTCCAGTCAGCAAGATCTGCGCTTTGGCAATCAGATACCTAAAGGCACAATCACCAGAACTAGAGTTGATTGTCAGCTATGCTGATCCAGAGCAGAACCATCATGGTGGCATCTACCAAGCCATGAACTGGACATACACTGGCGTTTCATCGACAGCAAAGAAGATTTGGTACAAAGGCAAGTGGACACATAAAAAGACAATAGATGACTTAGGAATACCGCAAGCCAATCTGCCAGTAAAAATTGCTGTTGGGAAACATACTTACATTTACCCGATGAGCAAACCAATGGCAGAGAAAATAGTAAAATTGGCAAAACCATATCCAAAGCGTCATAAGCAGGCAAAAGCTGGGCCACCAGAAATGCGGCGGTGCGACACCGACCATGACGCTCCAATTACACAGGAGGCAATATGAGCCTCACAGCAAAGCAAGAAGCATTTTGCCAAGCCATAGCAGATGGCATGACTCAAACAGATGCTTACAGAGCGGCATTTGATGTAAGCCAATCAACAAAGCCAGAAACCATACACAAAAGGGCATCAGAATTGATGCAGAACGGGGAGGTGACGGGTAGGGTGTCTAGCCTAAAGCAAGTTCTTGAAACCAAAGCAATTTGGACAAGGGAAATGAGCGTCAAGGCTCTGGTAAGTGCTTACAAAGTGGCTCAAGAAAAGAAAAACTCTAATGGCATGACAGGCGCTGTAAAAGAACTCAATGCCATGCATGGCTACAACGAACCAGTAAGGCTGGATGTAGCACTGCGCGAACTGCCTGCCTCGGTAGATGAGTTTGTCTAGTGCCGCTGTCACAAGCGCAAAAGGCTTTTGCTACTAGCAGAGAGCCATTCCACGCATTTGTAGGTGGCTTCGGATCAGGCAAGACAGCAGCAGCTATTGCCCGAGCAATGGCGCTTAAGACCCACTTCAAGCAATCAGACATAGCCTATTATCTGCCGACCTTTCCTCTGGTTGAGGACATTGCCATCAGACGCTTCCCAGAGCTCTGCGAACGTAAAGGCTGGTCATACAAAGTAAGAGGCGGCAATTCACCGCATATTGAATTCCCCGGATCTGGTCGAATTCTGTTTAGGACAATGGAACGTCCAGAACGCATTGTTGGATACGAAGTCGCTCATTCAATCCTAGATGAATTGGATACGCTGCCAACAGATAAGGCTAGAGAAGTCTGGAACAAGGTCATAGCGCGTAACAGGCAGAAATGCTCCATGCCAAATACGGTAGCCGTAGCAACTACGCCTGAAGGATTCAGGTTTGTTTATGAACGATGGGTCAAGGAGCCAGCCCCCGGTTATGTCATGTTCAAGGCAAAGACGATGGACAATGCCAGCCATCTGCCACCGGGATACATTGAGAACCTGACCAACACATACTCAAGCAATCTGCTGGCAGCGTATCTAGATGGTGAGTTCGTTAATCTGACTGCTGGATCTGTCTATCCAGAGTTCGACAGGGTGCTAAATGCGACTGATGAAACCATCCAGCAAGGCGAAGTGCTGCATATTGGCATGGACTTTAACGTCACTAATATGTCGGCTGTCATCCATGTGCTGCGAAAAGATGAACCACACGCAGTAATGGAACTGACAGGGATCTATGACACGCCCACAATGGCGCAAGTGCTAAAGGATAGATACCAAGGCCACCGCATCATGGTGTACCCAGATGCCAGCGGCAATGCCAGAAAGACCGTCAATGCTTCTGAATCAGATCATGCCATCTTGAGGGCAGCAGGCTTTCAGGTGTGCGTAAACAGCAGGAACCCAAGGGTAAAGGACAGAATCCTGTCGGTTAATCACATGATCCACAATCAAGGAAACAGGCGATACAGGGTCAATCCGCAGACATGTCCTTCACTGGTTGAGGCACTGGAAAAGCAGTCTTACGACAAGAATGGTGAGCCAGATAAAAAGTCAGGTTTTGACCATGTTATTGACGCATCAGGATATTTTGTGGTCTATCGGTATCCAATCATGCAAAATAAAGCCCAATTCGCCCAAATTGTAGGTATCTAGCATGGCCGTTGATTCAAAGCACGAAGAATACGAAGAACATTACAACCAATGGGAGCGTTGCGAACACGCTGCCGAAGGTCAAGATGAGATCCATGAATACGGCATTCAGTACCTACCAAGACTATCTGGGCAGACGGATCAGGAATACAAAGGCTATCGAGATCGAGCGCTGTTCTATAACGCGACTCAGCGCACCATTGATGGACTGACAGGAATGATGTTCCTGAAGCCTCCGGTGACTGAATACCCAACGGCAATGGAGTCACTAGTAACTGACATCACGATGTCTGGACTATCCCTGCATCAGTTTGCAGAAATGCTTGCCGAGGAGGTGGTCAAGATTGGTCGCTGTGGTGTTCTGGTAGACCATCCACCAATGGCAGAAGCTATCACATTGGCACAGGCCCAGACGCTAGGCATGCGGCCATATATGCGGATGTATGATGCAGAGGCCATCATCAACTGGCGCACAGACCGCATCCAAGGCGTGGATATGCTGACCTTGGTTGTTCTCGAAGAAGAATACGAGATCTACGAAGACGAATTTAAGGCTGAATGTAAAACCCAATGGCGTGTACTGGATCTGCCAGAAGGGAATTACCGCCAGCGCGTATTCCGCAAGAATGAAAAGGGTGACTTCTATGTCGAGTCTGAACTGTTCCCGCAGTCACAAGGCAGACCGATTGCCCGTATCCCGTTCGAGTTCTTCGGTGTCAGGGACAACAGGCCAAACGTGGACAAGCCTCCTCTGCTTGACTTGGTTGACGTTAACCTCAGTCACTACAGAACTACCGCTGATTACGAACACGGACTGCATTTCACAGGCTTGCCAACTCCGGTTGTCACTGGCTTTTATTCTGATGACCAATCAGCGCAACTTAGAATCGGATCAGGCACAGCTTGGTTGCTTCCCGATCCAGCAGCAAATGCTTTCTACCTTGAATTCTCAGGGCAAGGACTCTCAGAACTGAGGGAAGCGTTGCGGTCCAAGGAATCAATGATGGCTACATTGGGAGCCAGAATCCTTGCACCAGAGAAGCGCACAGCAGAAACAGCGCAGACTGCTGCTATTCATCGGGCTGGCGAGAACTCTGTTCTGGCGTCTATTGCTCAATCAATCAGCATTGGTCTGACGCATTGCCTTGAATGGATGGCAAATTGGTCAGGCATTGCTGGCGATGTGCGAATTGAGATCAACCGCGATTACATTCCGCAGTCAATGACGCACCAAGATGTTGCTGAACTAGTGAAGTCTTGGCAGGCAGGCGCTATCAGTCACCAAACGCTTTTCGACAATCTGGTAAAGGGTGACATCATCAGACCAGAAGTCAGCTTTGATGATGAGAAGGAGCGTATTGATATGACTCCTCCGGGTATGCCGACTACAGCATGACCGCAAACGAGGAAATCAGAGACAAAGCAATAGCGCACCAGATTTATTTGCTGCGCTATGAATCTGGGGTTACCAGAAAGATCCTGAATGTACTGGCGCAGGCTGACAAGGATTTAGCTGCACAGCTATCTGACATTGAGTCTGGATTCACAGTCGAGCAGATAGACGCAAGGCTGGCAGGCGTTCGCAATATCATCAGTGCGTCATGGGAAGAAGCTGGCCGGGATCTGTCATTGGAACTGGCTGACCTAGCCGAATACGAAGCCAATCACCAAGAGCAAGTCATCCGCGATTCAACACCAGTTGAATTGAACATGACCACGCCATCAGCAGAGATGCTAATTGCCGCAGTCGAGGCAAAGCCATTTGAAGGCAAGTTGTTAAGCGAATGGGTGGAAAAGCTAAATCAAGACAGCTATACCCGCATACGCGATGCTGTCCGCATGGGCATTGTCGAAGGTGAGTCATACGGCCAGATCACCAAGCGGGTCATCGGCACAAAGGCACTGAAATATGCTGATGGCATAACCGCGCTGAATCAAAGACAAGCGCAAGCATTAGTATCAACAGCAGTCGCGCACACGGCAAACGAGGCAAGACAGACTTTTTATGGTGCAAACGATGACCTCATCAAAGGCGTTCAGTGGGTATCAACTCTTGATGCTAGAACTACTCCTATCTGCCAGTCACGGGATGGAGAGGTATACCCGGTTGATTCTGGGCCTAGACCACCTGCCCACTTCAGATGTAGATCGGCAACTACTCCAGTCCTTAAGTCATACCGAGAACTCGGAATCGACCTAGACGAAGCCCCGCCGGGCACTCGTGCTTCAATGGATGGTCAGGTATCAGAAGCAGAGACATACCAGACATGGCTGAAGAAAAAGCCAGCCGCATTTCAGGATGAAGTGCTAGGCCCGACTCGCGGCAAACTGTTTCGTGAGGGCATGGACTTAGATCGGTTTGTCGACCAGTCTGGAAAAGAATACACATTGGCGCAATTACGCTCTAAAGATGCGACTTTGTTTAAAAAAGCCGGTATTGACTAAATTTTATTTGTGGTATATTCGCGCCTAAGCGTGATTGCGTCACGTTAACCCGTCCCAGAGGGACACCATCAACACCAGAGGTATAGATGGAAATCAGTGAAGAAGAACTCAGCGCCAAGATTGCAGAGGCGGTTGATAGTGCGACTGGCGGTTTGGCAAAGAAGAATCAGGAACTTCTGGCAGAACTGAAAGAAGCACGAAAGGGTAAGGCAATTGATCCTGCCGAATTGGACAGACTGCAATCCAAAATTGATTCACTTGAGTCTGATTTGGGATTAGCACAGAAGGCCAAGAAAGATCAGGACAAATTGCTAAAACAGGCTCAGGACGCATTAGCGGCTGAATCTGGATTTACTCAGAAACTTCTCATTGATAACGGGTTAACCGATGCATTGGTAAAAGCTGGGGTGGCTAATCAGTTCCTACCCGCAGTCAAGGCCATGTTTGGCAGTCAGGCAAAGATCGTTGCCGAAGGAGATGCTAGGAAAGCACTTATTGGCGACAAGGAACTGACCGAGTTTGTTTCATCTTGGGCAACCAGTGATGAAGGCAAGCACTACATTGCCGCACCCAGCAATGGTGGCGGTGGTGCATCTGGTGGCTCCGGTGGGTCATCAGGGCAAAAGGTTTGGACCCGTGAACGGTTTGACGCTGCGTCACACTATGAACGGTCTGAATTTGCGAAAGCTGGCGGGAAGGTAGAAGGATAAATTCTCCAGATACCTCTCGTCGGTGTAACAACTGACCAGAGGTATCTCAAATGGCTAATGTTCTGTCGAACCTTGCCGCCGACATCTACAAGGCGGCTGATGTTGTAGGTCGTGAACTCGTTGGGTTCATTCCTTCAGCAACCATCAACGGCGATGCAACGACTCGTGCTGCTAAAGGCGATACGATCCGCGCTGCATTTACCCGCACTCCGAGCGTAAACACCACGTTTGCTCCGTCCATGACGATTCCGGAAGGAACCGATCAGACGGTAGATAACAAAACAATGACGCTCGACAACTACGCATCAGTTCAGATCCCGTGGACTGGCGAGGACATCAAGCACGTTAACAACGGCTCAGGCTTTGAAACGATCTACGGCGATCAGATCAAGCAGGCCATGCGCGCTATCTGCAACAGCATCGAGTCTAGCCTTGCAACGGCTGCTTACAAAGGCGCATCACGCGCTGTCGGCTCTGCTGGCACGACTCCTTTTGCATCAAACTTCAACACGGTGGCAGAAGTCCGTCAGATCCTCGTAGACAACGGTTGCCCGACTGACAACCAGATCACGCTGGTTATCAACTCAGCGGCTGGCGTAAAACTGCGTAATCTGGCCCAGCTACAACAGGTCAACACCGCTGGCGGTTCTGATCTGCTCCGTCAGGGCACGCTTCTTGACCTTCAGGGCCTGATGATTAAGGAATCTGCTGGCGTTGCATCACACACAAAGGGCACTGGCACGAGCTACCAGCTTTCAGCCGCAGGCGCAGTTGGTGACACCACCATCAGCGTTGACACCGGATCTGGCACTCTGCTGGCGGGTGACTGCGTAACCTTCGCGGGTACGTCTGACATCTATGTTGCTAACAGCGCCCTGTCTGGTGGCTCATTCACCATCGGCTCTCCGGGTCTGCGTTACGCTGAAGCTGACAACGATGCAATCACCATCGGCAACAGCTTTACCGCAAATGTGGCTTTCCACCGTACCGCTGTTGAACTCGGTATTCGTCCCCCGGCACTCCCGGCAGGCGGCGATGCTGCGGTTGACATCATGACCGTCCAAGACCCCTACTCCGGTCTGGTCTTTGAAATTGCAGTCTACAAAGGCTACATGAAGACCATGATCGAAGTTCGCGCTCTGTACGGAGTAAAGGTCTGGAAGCCCAACCACGTTGCCCTCCTGCTCGGCTAAGAGCGATTAGCGGGGTGAAATATCCCCGCTACTTTTTTAGGACGTAAACATGGCTGAGAAAAAACCAGCAGAAAAGGTCGAGAAGCCCGCAAGCGGTTTTGTGGTTATGAAACGTGACCCGGAAATCTATGCACCTCCTTACGAGGTTGCAGTTCCTCCGAGTGAAGTTGAGAACTACAAAGTCGGCGGGTACGAACCGGCCTGATAAGTTCGGGGCGGCTCCCGGAGTCCTGTTACGGTTCTTGCCGTCCCACCTAATTTGAGGTCATAAGAGTTAAATTAGACAAGTTGGTAAATCACAAAAACTATTTGGTATAATATAAACAGGAGGTTTATATGCCAAAAAGAAAAGATTTAACTGGTGTTGTCTTTGGTGAGCTAACCGTATTGGGGTTCAGTCACTCTTATGTTCAACCGAGCGGCCAAAAAAGAGCCGTTTGGAAAGTGCAGTGTTCATGCGGCGTAGTAAAAGAATGCTCAACAGCAAATTTGCTATCTAAAACCACAGTTTCGTGTGGTCATGTTGGAGCAGAAAATAGGCGAAAATCGCGAGTGCTAGAAAATTCGGGTGCAGCTAAAAACTATCTGTACCTTTCGTACAAAAAACGCGCCGAGTATAGAAAGCTACCTTTTTTGTTGTGTGTAGAAAAATTTATCGAATTGACTGAAGGTAATTGCGTATATTGTGGAAATGCACCTTCTAGTGTACGCAAAGGTAGAGGCTCTGCTGGATCATATGTGTATAACGGAATTGATAGAGTTGACAACGCAAAAGGATATTTTGAAGGAAATGTTGTTTCTTGCTGCGGAATTTGCAACCAAATGAAAATGGACATGACGTATAAAGATTTTATGTCGCACATAAAGAGGATTTACGAAAATGCCCCTTAAGCGTGGATACAGTTCAAAAACCATTTCATCGAACATCAAGACCGAAATGAAATCTGGAAAGCCGCAAAAGCAAGCAATTGCCATTGCCTTATCCGTGGCTAAAGAAGCCAAAAAGAAGGCCAAAAAATGAAGCGTTATTGCTCACGCATCGCAGTCAAGCCGACAACTCTAACCGAAGACACGGCGTATCAGTCTTGGTACAACTCAGACGTTTTATCACTTCGCCTGATTCGGATGCACTTACAGCTTGACTCCGCTGATGCGGGTGGTGGCGCAAATTCAATCTACGGATGGCAAAGAATCAAAGGTCAGCCTACTGGCGGTGACTTGATTATTCCTACTCGTTACGACAATAACGAGGAACCTAGCAAGATGATTGTAAATCGCGCTAATGATGGATTGACTATGACCGGCGTGACTCGGGAAACCTATTTCCTTGAACGGTCAATTGTCAGCAAAACTACAGGTTCAGCATCAAACATTGATTTTGACCACTTGGAAGGATTTGTTTTGCTTCCGGGTGAAGGAATCTGCATTTTTGCAGACAACACAGTTATATCTGGGTCAGGTGTCTACGGCATGATTGAGTGGGTGGAAGAATGACACTAATCGTAGAAGACGGAACCGGCAAATCAAATGCTGAAAGCTACATCAGCGTAGCCGATGCAGATACTTACCACAGCAATCGTGGAAACACCGATTGGGCGGCACTCACAACGTCCGAGAAAGAACGATTGCTCCGTATCGCTACTGACTACATGGTCGCTGTCTATCGCCTGCGCTGGGATGGCTATCGGTACGTCAACACCCAAGCACTTGACTGGCCTCGGATCTATGTGCCAGTTCGGGATATTTGCTCGGTCAATGCGTACCCTGAATACGTTGACTTTGATGTGGTTCCAACTCAGGTGCAGAACGCTTGTGCAGAGTTTGCTCTCAAGGCCAACAGCGAAACGCTACTGGCTGATCAGGATCAGGTCACGATCCGGGAAAAGGTCGGCCCGATTGAAGTGGAATACGACAAGTTCAGCCCACAATTTAAGCGTTATTTGCAAATTGAAAACACATTGAGCATTTATTTTGCTTCTAGTGCCAATCAAGTGAAGTTGATGAGGACATGACAGCACTCGACACCAAGGCCAGAGCGACTGCCGTTAAATTGCTGAACAAGTTTGGCAAGGCGGTATCGCACACCATTGTCACTGAGGGAGCCTATGATCCGATTACAGGTGATATTTCTGGCGGCTCTACGACTGTCGGAGTACCAAAGGCCATCCTTGAGGAATTTGCTGGCGATGAATACGCCGCTGGACTGGTTGAGAAAGGTGACAAGAAGCTAACAATTGCAGCCAAAGGCAACACAGAACCGAACCCTAATGACCGATTCATTATCGATTCTGTGACCTACACGGTTATTTCTACTCAGATCATTTGGTCTGGTGAAGAACACGCGCTGTATGTAATGCAGATCCGAAAATGAGCATGAATTCAATCGTTAATCGAGTTAACAAGCGGATCGATACCGTTATCCGCAAGTCTACGATTGAACTGTTTGGATCAGTCATCAAGATGACACCAGTTGACACTGGCCGCGCCAAAGGCAACTGGCAATGTTCTATTGGTTCGCCGATTACTTCTGAAACTGACAGATTAGATAGCGCAGCACTTGGATCTACTAATGGATCTGTCGCGTTTTCTGAAGTCACCAAAACGGTAAAAGGCACAGGCCATGTTGTTTGGCTGTCGAACAATGTGCCTTACATTAGAAAGCTGGAGTACTCGCCGCCGGGACAGGGCGGTAGCATTCAGGCTCCCGGTGGTATGGTTCGCCTATCGTTGCAGCGCTTTGGGAGCATCTTTGCTGACGCAACAAAGGCATCAATGAGTGAGATCCGATGAGCATTGTAAATATCAGGGCAGCACTAGAGACCCGCCTCAATGCCATCAGTCCATCATTGGCTACTGCGTGGGAGTCAGTCCCGTATACGCCTGTTACGGGTACGCCATTCCAGCAGGTCAACTTGCTTCTGAATGAGGCCGAGAACCCAACGCTAGGCGATGGGATGTATCGGGTAACAGGTTTCCTACAAGTTTTGTTGTGCTATCCACCGGGGACAGGGCCGAAGGCAGCATCAGCAAGGGCTGAACTGATCCGTAATCAGTTTCAGCGTGGATTGGGTCTATCGTCAGGCGGCACTGATGTTCTGATTGATCGCACCCCGACTATCGCCCAGGCGATTATTGACGGTGATCGTTATCGGCTTCCGGTCACGATCTATTTTTCGGCAGACATTTTCCCTTAGAGGTAGACGCAAATGGCAAACATTGCACAAGGCGTAAGCAAGGTTCTTGCTTACAAAAAGCAGACTGGACTCGGTTCATCCGCATCAGGATCTGGTGGTCAGCAGCTTCGCCGCACCAGTTCAACCATCAACCTCACGAAAGAAGCCTATCAATCGGCTGAAATTCGTCCTGACCAGCAGATCGCTGATTATCGGCATGGCCCGAAACAGGTCACCGGATCAATCGCTGGCGAAGTCTCTCCCGGAACGTATGCGGATCTCATGGCATCCGTACTGCGTCAGGATTTCACGGCAGTATCATCCATGACTTCTGCGGCTATCACGCTGGTCGCTTCTACGGGTGTTATCACCTTCCAGACTGGAAACCCGCTGTCATCTGGCATCAAGGTCGGTATGGTCGTGCGTCTGTCTGGTGGCACTCTGGTCGCAGCCAATGTTGGAAAAAACCTGTTGGTCACGGCAGTCACCAGCACCACGCTGACCGTCAGCCCGTTGAACGGCGCAGCACTTGCCAATGAATCAACCTCAGTCACGGGCGTGACGGTTGCGATCCCCGGTAAGGTTTCTTACGTCCCGGAATCCAGCCAGACCCATGACTACTACACCGTAGAACATTGGTTCGATGACATTTCGCAGTCAGAACTGTTCACCGATGTGAACGTCACCAACTGCGCGGTAACGATCCCGGCTACTGGCCTTGCCACCGTTAACTTCCCGCTGGTTGGCCTTGGCCTGACCACGGGTGCATCACAGGTACTGACCAGCCCGAGCGCAATCAGCACCTCTGGCGCAGTTGCTGGTGCAAACGGTCTGCTGTTTGTCGCTGGTAATGCAGTCGCTGTCATCACCTCTATTGACTTCGATGTTAACGGCAACACGGTAGCAGCCGATGCAGTAGTCGGTTCTAACAGCCGTCCTGATGTATTCCAAGGCACTGTCGGTGTCACCGGAAACATGACGGTTTACTTTACCGATGGAACCTTCCGCGATTACTTCATTGATGAAACCGAAGTCTCTGTAAACGTGGTTCTGACCACTTCCAATGACAAGGCGGCTGACTTCATCAGCTTCCAGATGTCTCGCGTGAAAGTTGGCGGAGCAGACGTTGGTGACGGTCAGAACGGTCTGACCCGCACCTTCCCGTTTGTCGCTCTCAAGAATACCGCTGGTGGTGCGGCATTGGCTAACTATGCCTCAACCATCATGGTGCAGGATTCTGTCGCTTAACCCCCGTACTAGCGACTGAATGACATGGGGTGGCAATCGTCACCCCATTTTTACTTAAACAGGAAACTATGAAAATGAAACAGGAAAACGAAGTCTTGTTCTCGCTTGAAGAATTGAACCT